GCGTCAGGGGGGCCGGCAGAGAACATAAGGGGGACCATTGGTAATCGGGTTGACGGCGGTGTCCCAGAAGTCAGCCTCGAGCTTGTCGGCAGAGTTGAGAGCCACTGCGACGTGATACGGCCACGGCCCATTGGAGTGTTCTTCGAGCTTCTCGCCGAGCTGTATAAGGCGCTCGAGCTCACCGGTTTGGAAGTAGAACAATACATCACCAGGCCTGCAAGTGACGGCGGACATAACCTCACCTCCTATGGCATAAAAAATAGCCCCGAAGGGCTTCGTGCGTGACGAAGTTTAGTAACTGGCTGCTGTCCACTGAATTGCATTTACTGCTTGTGTTGTGCGCCTATGCCAGATTCGGAATCATGTCCAAGTCACTGACATACGCCCCAAATGCGCTGTACGTCTTGCTTAGATCGTTTATGAAGTCAGCGTATTGGAGCTGTTTTGCGCCACCACTAGGGTAGATGTTACCCAAAGTAGAATAAAGTTTTGGCAATACGTTGGCCTTAATGTCTCCTATCGCATTTTGTTGGTCAGCCGTCAATGCCGCGGTAGAGGATGGCAGAAGAACACCGAACACCACATCAAGTAGAATATTTACAGATGTTCCGATGTCAGCTAACAAACTCGATACTGCCGCGGGAGACATCGCATAATAAGCTGAGAGGAATGCTTTTGATCCGACACCTGTAGGGGCAACAGTTGGTGTCCCGCCAGAAGGTGTGTAAACTTGAATGCCGACCTGTGATGCGCTTGCACCGCCAATGTTTACAGGTTTGCTCGTCGCGCACCCTGTTGCTCCAGCCGTTACCATGATTGGTGTTGTTGAAATAGACGGATGGACCTGAACGGTCAGCGTAGCTTGGCCATTTGTTACCGGTGCAGTCTGTTTCTGACCGGTGACCGTGATTGTCGCTTCTGTCGGTGGGGTATTTGGTGAATTGTTTAGCACTGCTGTGATCGCCCACGTTTCGGCATTGTTCACTGCAGTTACTGTAAAGTAGGGTTGCTCAACCAGTGCTGTTGGGTTACCCTGCGCTAGAAATCGCTCCGGGTAGTTATAAGCCATAACCACTTGGATGCTTGCCGTGTCCTCCGGGTATGGACCTAGCAGTCCCATCGTTGTTCCTGTCGCGGGTGTATTGTCTTGCTTATATGGGTAGATAACGTTGGTCGTTTTGTCATACTGAAAGTAATAGTTTGACATATCTCATTTCTCCTTTTACCAAGTTATAGTTACATATCCATCTCCGCCATTACCACCTTCGGGGCTAGTGTATGTCGATGGGTATCCACCACCACCACCACCACCGCCAAAAGTTCCATTACCACCTACTAGAGTTGAGGGATAAGACCCAGAACCACCTCCGCCACCATAACTCCCCCCCGATGATGCGGTAGTAGAGCCACTCCCGCCTGCGCCTCCGCCTGCGCCACCCCCCATAGCGCCTGTAGATGGTTTTCCGCCAGCGGAAGAAGGCCCGGTGTAAGTTCCTCCAGCGCCGCCACTGCCACCTATGCCAACACAACTAGCACCAGATACAGGGACTATTGGGGCACCGGATCGCAACGTCCCTGTGCTACCATTCACGGGAATGCTACTATGCTGTCCACCTGCACCAGCCCTGTCACCGTACGTCGCGTAAGAGGCTCCCCCAGACCCCCCATAAAAGTATGGTGAGGTGAAACCGCCATCTCCACCTTGTCCGCCAACGGCTGATATGGGACCTACTGATGATGGATTTCCGTTAACGGTAGACCCGCCATTAGCAACAGCACCCGCACCAACCGTGACAGCAATTGTATTACCGGGTGTGACATCCATAAAAGCGAAAACAAGTTCACCACCGCCGCCGCCAGGTCCAACACTTCCCGCAGCTCCACTAAGATCGCCAATTCCATTGCATCCTGCGGCACCTGAACCCTGAATTTCGGCGTAGATCCGAGTAACGCCAGTTGGAACCGTGAAGGAAAAATTTCCAGGACTGCTCCACGTTTGTGAACCAGTAGTTGGCGTTGCAACGGCTCCCCCGCTGTAGTAGCCAACTGGTAAGGTTGATCCTGGTTGCAGTGTTGGTGCCCCGTTATTTGGCATTGTCCCCGCGACACCTGCAATCGTTGTACCCGTGAGCACATCTGCCGTTGGCACGGATACCTGCGCAACAACGCCGCTCCCGTTGTGATAGCCCGCCGGGATTGCTACGGTGCCTGTGCCGGATGGCGTGAGTGTAACTGCACCCTCGTTTGGCATCGAGCCTGAAATTGGCCCGCTGTTTACACTGGCTGTGTACCCTGTCAGCAGGTCAGCGGCGGTCGCATTACCACTTGCGCCTCCTATTTGGTCAGCCATGCGCTATGCCACCTCCGTCAGTGCGCCTGTAACGTAGACCTGATTTGCTGTACCCGCAGTAACGGTCAACGTAATCGCCGTACCTGCGACCGCTTCAAAGTCGTAGGCGATAACCCCATGGCTACCTACAGTAATCGACTGATTGTTGAGCGCGGCGGGTGTGTAGGATTGCGCGCCACCTGAATCCGCGTATGCCGTCGTTAGTGTGATGTTCGTGGCCGATGCGACAACACGGAGGTACGCTTTCACCGAATACATCCCACTCACAGTCGGCGTGAAAGTGAATACCGTCTGCGCTGTTATCCCTGTAACCAGGTCGTTTTTGGCAGAAGCGAGTGCGGTACTGATCGTGCCATCGGTCGCCACGCTGATCCCCGCGCCAGCTTTCACGCCTCCGATTACAGTTGCTGTCGCCGCAGGAATGTTTGTGGAGAGGACCTTTTTGTTCACATCCAGCCCTGCAACGCCGTTCGTTGCGCCAACTGAGCTCTCCGGGACAGCCCCTATTTGACTCGCTGTCACTTTTAATGACGCTATCACGCGTTCGTCTGTGATACTCGCCTGCGCAATCGACGTTGCGCCTGCAGCGACGGATACTTGGGCAAGCAGCAGATACCCAGCGGGTGTTGTTGGCACTACCGGTGTCGCGGCGGCAGTGCCCGTAATTACCTTAATTTCAGGTGTGTAAGGATTGCCGGCGGTGTTTATTCCAGTGACGATAACATCGATACGTGGGTTTGTGGCATCTGCAGTCACGATTGCAAGGGCCAATGTGGCATCGTTAGTCAACCGGTATCCTTGAGCGAGCCACACACTTCCCACAGCAACATTGACAGCCAAAGCGGCTGGGGACTGCGCTGTGACTTGTAAATCTGCACTTGAGAGTACGCCTGGCACAATCCAATCTGCATCTCGATTCATGAAGTCCGCGGGTTCGTACTGAACCCCTGGAGCGTAAAATGACGCGGTTACTGGCACTCGATTCCCCTCCAATCAAAAAGACCACCCCGAAGGATAGCCTTTGTTGTTGATGCGTGGTTACTGTACGAAGTATCGATTGTAAGCTTGCTGTCTGGATGCGCCGCTTAATTTCGCGTACACTTGCGTCGTTTCTGGTTTGGAGTGGCCAAGCAAACTCTGCACTGCCGCTATTGGCGCACCCTGATTTAGCAATGTCGTGGCTAACGAATGTCTGAACTTGTGCGGTGAAACCTTCTCCGCGAGCCCACATCGTTCTGCGATCGCCTTGAAGATACATTGGATACGGTGAACACCCATACGATGTGGCTTGTTTACCGTCACAAATAGCGCCATATCTGCATCTTTCCTTGTGTTGAGGTATCTACGCATCCACACTGCTGCCTTGGCACCAAAGTAAACTTCTCTCTCCTTCGAACCTTTGCCCATCACGACGACCGCCTTACGATTCCAATCGATTGCGTTGCGATTCAATGATTGCACCTCAGATAGCCGACAACCGGTCGCGAAGAAAAACTCGAGCAATGCGTGTTCCAGCGGTGACTGACACGCTTCGCGCAGTTCCTCAATCTCGTCAACCGTCAGTGCTTTCGGCACCCGTTCACCCTGCTTCGGTTCCTTTAACTTGAGCGATGGATTACGCACCAAATACTCTTCCTCGACGAGCCACCGGAAGAGATTGCGAACGCTCTTGACTTTGTGTGCCATACTAGATGGCTTGAGATGTCCATGATGAGACAAGTGTTCACGAAGGTGTTGGAGCGTGACAACGTCGATTTCCATGTCATCGAGATCGCGCGCGAGAAGGTTAAGTTGAATCCGGTAAGCCTTGACGGTGCAGGGCGAGTAGCGTTCTTGTTCCAACTGTGACAGATAAGACGAAGAAGCTTCGGACAGACGCATGGTATGACCTCCTAGGGTAGGTGTTTTCCTAGGGTATCGCCTTGCGGCGAGCAGGCCGCGCCCCTAGACGCGTTATCAGTCAGATAGCTAGTCCGACCTAGCCTGCTTTCCCCAATTTACCATGTGCCTTCACTTACCGTCAAATATCGGGACAGAGTGAAAAAAGCCCAGTAATTTCGCGATTAATCTGTAGGATCTGTTCTCTCTCGATTATTTAAATCACCATCCCATCTTTCTTCCCATAACTTGCGTCTGTAATTCTTCGGAAATTCACCATGATTAACTGGGAGTTGGCTAATATCTAGTGTCCCATCATGAGCTTGTCTGTTATGCAGAGGGCAGAGCCATATAACGCTTAACCAATCCTTCGGCTCATATGAAAAATGATGCCCGTCTACATCGTCTTTTTCTCCACAAACAGCACAGGGCGTTTTAGTTATTCTCCCACTTTGCAACGCCTGAAGTACTGCATTTTTGGCAGAATAGCGGTCTGGGTTGTTCACGGCGTATCTATGGTTGTACGCTTTTCTTTTTTCTGGATTCCTTGCGAAATACTCATTCATTCTTTCGCGATTACACGCCCTGCAAATATGCCTGCTAGGGGCAGGATGTTTCAAGAGACCAGGAGAGAAATCGGATTCTGGCAAATCCCTTTTGCATAAGTGGCATAACATAATGGGAACACGCTCCTTTATGGTTATGCTACCATTTTAACCTGCAAAAACTACCTAACCCGTGATGCTACCATTTTAACCTGCAAAAACTACCTAACCCGTGAGTTAGTGACTTTTGTAATGTTGCATTCGCACCCGAAAGTGATGTTTATACTAGCTTCGTCGGGGTGTTCGTAACGGTCGAACCATCCGGCAAAGTTTTGGTCTGTATCTCTGTTACTTCATAGGTCTTACCGTCAACCGTATAAGTATCGCCAGTTTTATACAATGGTCTCCACCTCCCGCACAATGTCTATCGACATAGTTTGAGACTGAGTAACATCGGTTCCATTGTAGTAGCTGATGTACAACGGAAATGTATTCGTTACTCGCACACCCTTCAAACTAACCGCCATTGCTGTAGCATCGCTTGGAATAACCGTTTGGCCCGTTGTTGTCAAGGAATTTGCTATGACCTTAATCTCATTACTATAGGTAGATAAGAAAAGAGCCGCATCATAATTTACGCTGTTTACACCTTGCCGAATTTCCACAGTATGGTATCCAGTTGTTGCGCCTGCGGGTGCCAAAATATCCAGATACAGTTGGATTTTTTTCCACATTTGTCCTGATGCAGGAGTAATAGTGATGGTTTGATATGCGGACGCAGGACAGTTCAAAGCCGTCGCATAAGACGTACCCGCAACCGTCACATTACTGCCAAATAGCGTTGCACTCACGGAGTCTGTTGGGGCACTTATTGCTTGTGCCCAACCCTTCGCCGTAATGCTTCCACTCGTGTACGCCGTGATGTTTGCTTGCACTGCCGACAGGCCGCGACAGTCTACCTCATACAATCCCGCGCTGGATGTCGTCGAGCTCGGTGCGGATGCGCTCCCCTTGAGTCTCGCGCTGATGGCGTATGCTACTCCGTCGGGACCGATACCTTGCCATGTTATCGTGCCTACAAAAGTTCCCGAAACCGCAATAACGGCTATACCATACCCATTGGTCGGTAACTGAGTCCCAGACCCCGTCGCTGCGGCCGCATTTTGTAAGGTTGTCACAGCGCTCAGCGGTGCGTTTGTTTGCGCGCTAGGCAGTGGGTTTGCGTTGCTGACAGGCAGATAGAAGTTCCCGACCTTGATATACTGCTCTGTTGGTACGGCGACCTTATCGTTGGTGTCCAAGTTACCGACATAAGGCACTCCATTCGAATCAAGTTGCAGCGTAAATGGTGGCATATATAAACCCCCCGTCGTCTATTGGACTGTAGTTGTAGCGCTCTGCTGCACCAGCTGGTACCCTGCGAAGCTGCTCATACTCGTTGTGCTTGGGCCCGTCCAAATATCAGTCCAGTGAATAACAACTGTTGCGATAACTCGCTTTACTGCCTCTACCGCAGCAATCACGTCCGTCTGTTGATATTTCACCTGATTCGGATTTTGGATGTAAACGTGAACCGTGAAATAATCCTGTGCCGTATTGCCCCCGAATTGCATCGGAAAGGTAACTGGAAATATATCAGCGAATGTAGACGCTGTGTAAATTAGTGGCGCAACACCCGTGAAAGGCTTTACCGCATTACTCAACGCCGGTATTGTGGGGCCCAGGACATACGCCGGTAATACGGCTAGGATCCGAGCGCGATAAGCGGCGTCAGATTCCCCAGTTCGGCGCGGTACACCCCAGTCGGCCCCGTTCTCGTCAAGCAAATTCCCATTCGCACCCGTGACAGAAAACTGATTTCCGAGGTTTGTTTGACTCGGATCTAAAGAGTCTAACGTCGAGCCGGCCGCATCTATGAGCACCTTGATGTTTGGGCCACTGAATCTTGATGTAAACAATCCGCTTATAAAATTCGCCCAAATACTCATGTGGTCACCGTCACCACCACGTCAGACGCTGCGCAGGTTGGTAGTTGGGAGATTGCAACCGCTACCGGATTAGACGCCCCATTGATGGTCACAGAGTTCGCATCCGCCACGCCTGGTTGCGCCATTGCCGTCGTAATCCACTGCGACGTGTATACCCACCCATCAGTAGACGTCGCACCCAAACCAAGACTGCTGTTGTAGGCAGCAATCGCAGCAGAAACAGCAGCTACGACAGCCGTTTGATTACTTCCGGGTAACATTTTGATTGTTATCGTCCCTGATATTGCTAGCGCGACCGGCGCTAACACAGTGGGCTCATCAATCATAGGGATGCCATTATCCAAAAGTGCTTGCACTTCCGAGATGAGCGCCGAATCTGGAATCGTGTTGTTGGGCCCTGTAATATAGACTCCCACAGCATTCTGCTGCCCGGAGTACTGACCAACCACACTGACCGATACGACACCTGCCACCGACAATGCCTGCGTTTGGTACCAACCTTTCGTTCCAATGGGTAGTCCCTTAAAGGATTCTTGCGCTCGCAGTCGAAGGGCGTCGTCCGACTCTGCGTCGAGCCCATTCGAGAGCGCCGCCGTGATGGTTACGCTATCTATGCCTGGCATAGCGGACGCCAAAGCGAGCTGCGTACCCGCAGGGATATTCCCGACGACGCCTGGCGTTGTACACTGCACTTGAATGGACACCGTTGTGCTCCCCGCCGTTAGTATCGCATCCGCGAGCGTCTCGTACTGAATTCCAGGTGCATTCGACGTCGGAAGAGTGCTCGCCAAGCTTCCCGCCGGTATGGGTATATCTAGAGTGGCCGCTGTGTTCTTAACAAAGTTGAACGGCCCTGCCGATGCTATTGCACTCTTACGAGTCACATTGTAGTCCGCGGCCTTAAGGTCGAGAAAACTTCCAGTCGCTGTGCTTAAGTACGCTTGCTTTTGGACGTTAAAAATCGCCGCGTTCAGCGTATCAGCGGCGACAGCTACTGCATTCAAGATAATGTTCAGGACAGAGCCCGTTGCAAAGTCGGTCAATGTAGTGCTATTTGCCCGTATAAACGAAACCATCATTTGAAAATAGACAAGCGCTTGACTGATGTACGTTCCCATATTACGGCGTCACCTCCAAAGACGAAGCGTCCCCGAATGCCGACATGTACGTGATAAGAACGGTCAAGTCACCCGAAGATGCGTCTTGCGTCACACTCACGGTCGACCCTGACAGTCTGGCGTCTTCGAGCAAAGAGGCGGAGACATCCTGCGGGATTTGGTCTAGAATTGTTGGATCGACAGAGTCGACATACTGCCTAAGTGTACAGCCGTAGTCATCGAACAGATATTCATCCGGCTGCGTGAGAACTCGGTTCACGACAGCTTGGTCGAGATTATTTATTCCTGTGACTAGGGCTAAGTCGCCACCCGGCGCGGCCTGAAGGTCCCCTTCAATTGTCATCAGAATATCTGTGCCGTACAAATCGCTCAATGTTCTCACCTCCTACGCTTTGACGTTGGCATTGCCACCCGTGATAGTGCCTGTGTACACAGTCCCTCCGACGTCTACGGAGATGGTATCGCCTTTGCGGGCGACCGGTTCCGCTCCGCCATTTAAGGTGGTAACCCCTGCCGCATCCATCTTGACCGACGCTCCGCCGATGGACTGTAGGAGGATTTCGCCTGGCTTCAAGGAGCTTGACGGTACAAAATCGACTGCGTTGAAGTCATGCAGTAGAATCTTTCCAGCATTGTACTGGTCTGCTCCATTGCCATCACCGCCCTCAAATAACACTGTGACATGTGTTCCATCAACCGGGAGGGCCATTACACCGTATCCAGGACCCGCTAGCATCGTGCCAATGGGGAGCCAGTTCGTCTCCACTCCTGCTAGGTCGAGCATCACTTTAGCGCGGTAGGTACTTTGGTCTACACTCGTAATCGTCCCACCGAGGCCGATGGACAGGCCGCTTACCCGTTGTTCAATGAGATGTTGGACTAATTCAACGAGGTCATTACCGATGTACTGATTTCGCATGTCACGCTGCCCCCGCTGGCTGCAAGAGCTCGTTCGTCGTGTTGACCAGAACCGAGTAACCCTGACTAACGCTGAACGTGCGTTCCACACTATTTACGTAGCCCGTGTGACTAAGTACAGCGCCAAGACCCCCAATGGCAATTGGGGAATAAGAATCGTAGCCATACTCGAGGCTTGTTGTCAGTTGTGAGACAATCTGTTGCTTTGATAGCTGCGAAAGGATTTGCTTTGCCCTACTATCCGCCTGTTGGCGTGTGAGCCCCGGTATTGCGTAGGACATAATGTAGCTTCCGCGATTCAACTGGTTCTTTAGTCGTGGTGAATATGCCGTCGTACTCTTCGCGGTCGCCGTAATCTTGTTCTTGTGATTCGCGTCGTACGTAATCACCTGAACCTCGATGTCGCGAGCGGCATGGGGTTGGCGGGTTAACTGAAACTTCTCAAGGTTGTCTTGCCAGGTCAAAGGTACTGGTTTGGCGGCATACGCGGACAACCCGGATATGGGCCCAAAGTACAACGCGGTATCGATAATCCGTAAGACGAAACCCTCGTTGTCGGCCAAAAATGCCAGCAGATCGAGCCACGACGTCTGGTTCGTCATCACGGTCGCGTTCTGGTTGTAGTAGGAACCAGCTAGAGTCGTCGTCGGTGTTATTTGCGGCTTTAGCCCGAATTGAATCGCAGCCATATTCGCAATTTGGCTCGACGTATTGTTCGGCCACTTCGATGTGATAAACGTATCGAGTAGCGGGCCTGCGAGATTCCGGCCGGTCAGTTGGACGTAGGACCCCTCCTGGTCGTCACCATAGAAATCAAAGGTATCAACAAACCCGTTCATAATTTTGTAAAGGTCACTCGCCCCGTATTTGTTCGGGTTCGAAGGTTGCCCAGCATAAATCTCCACCTGAACATCCGCGTCCGTCACTAGCGCACTGGCCAAGTTATCCGCATTGCGAAGAATGAAGTCCTTTGACGATTTACCGCCGTACTGAAACGGCAAATCAAGTACAAACGTATCCGCCGCAGTGAAGGCGTTTCCGGTAACGTCGAAAGACTTCATGGGCACTTGGTACCCTCCGACCATGGCGAGGGTCCGAGGGGCCGTAAAGTACGTTTTTGCCGCCATACAAAGACTCCTCTACTGTGGAATGGTCAAGAGTTGGCCAACCTGAATGAGGTTAGGATTGTCGAGGTTGTTCGCTTGAGCAATTCGTGTATACTGCGAGCCGTCTCCGTAAATCTTCTTGTTAGCCGCAATGCTCCATAACGTGTCACCAGATTTGACTCTGTATTGGATGGCTTGCTTCGTTGCTGGCGTCGCTGTTGTATTACCAGACGCATTGACCGATGGCGGGATAATTGACGCCGTCGCTTGCGCAGTCGATGGTTTCATGTTGACCGCGTTCGCCGCAGTAGCAATCAAGGTATTGGACGCGCGAGTAGGCATCAGTTCGATACTGTAGCCCACCCACTCAGGCGTATAAATCGTTGGGGTAAACTTGGTGATGACTACATATCGCGCGATACTCGACCACTTAAGCAGAACTTCGTTTCCGTCGATCCGAAACTTGTCCAACGCCAAAGCACGAGAAAGGGCACCCTCATACCAGAAGGTGCCCGTAAAGGTAATCGTATCCTCGAACGCACCAAGCGCCTGAACGTTGACGTTGCCGCCCGGAAACTTGATCACGCTCGTCGCTTGCTCACCACCGAGCGGGAGACTCTCTGGCTGCTCGATGACAGCGAACTGTACCCCACCAAGTGATAATACTGGCTCAGACATACAAGCACCTCCTTACCTGGCATACGACGTAGTAGGCCTGGTGCCTCGTGAACGCGTCGCCGTCTTCGCCTGCTGTACAATACCTTTGTACACGTTCTTACCAGCCTGTACTCCGTTACCCCCACCCTGGACAACGATGTTGCCGTGCAGGTGAATATTTGTGTCGCCGCCATTTCCGGAAGCGCCCGGACTGAGAGTAGCGTAGCTCGTTGGCTTACTTCCGCCGCCGATGCCGAAAAAATGCTCTACACCTTTCAACACACCGCCGACCGTCTTGAATAGCCCGTTAAAGAATGTCTCGATGGGCTTCCAATGGCTGATGATAAGAAGTGGCAACCCAATGAACGGTGCGAACGTCAAAATAAGAAGCTTAACGCCGGCCCCTAGTTTATTGAATCGGTTGGCAATGTTTTCGACCCATGCAACGACTTGCTTCCAGTGCATGATGAGGAGAACGACGACGGCAATGAGCGCCACGACGCCGATGATAATCAGGCTGATTGGGTTCGCGTCCGCCACGGCGTTGAACACCGCTTGGGCCGCCGTCCAGAGCTTCGTTACGCCTGTTATGCGCCCGATGAATCCGACAAATTTCAGCAGTAGTCCTGACAGGCTCCCGAGCTTCGAAAACACACCAACTAAGGAGTTCACCGAACCGATAACGCGGGTAGTCGCACCGAGCATCCCGGTCAGCGCCTTCGTTCCAAGCAGCACCCCGGCTCCCCACTTTACCCAGGAAGGGATCTTGAATGACCGCACGGTAGTAAGTTGACTTCCAGTTAGGCCGGCAATATGGTTTCCGTGCGCCTCGGGCTTACCAACCGTTTTGTGCGATACCTGTTCGATACCGAGCGTCTGGAGAGCCTTGTTCATCATCGCGAGAAACGGCCCGATCTCAGCTTTGATGGCTGCAATGGCGCTATGCGTCTTCTGCTGGATCCCACCCCAGTTATGTGTCCACGCTTGGTACAGCACGTAAATGGCGGTTGCGAGCAATCCGATAGGGCCCAGCGCTGTTCGGAAGGCAGTACCGAAGAGCGAGAAACCCGCCGTCAGAGCTCTACTGGCACTCAGATACCCAATTACTCCGACAAGGACCAGCATTGGGCCTATAATCAGCGAAGCTGCTGCCGCTATTTCAATGAATGTCGTAATCCATTTCATGATCTCCGGATGCGCTTGTTCAAACTTAAGGACGCGCCCCAGGATGTTGTCTAGGACCGTGACAAGTGGCATAAGCATCGGCACCACGCTTCGTCCGAAAGCTTGTCCGATGTCTTGCAAGGTGGTTTCGAATTGCTTCATTTTCCCTTGCCAGGTGTTGTTCAACGCCTCTTGCGTCTGAGAAATCGATGCAGTGTTTCCGAGTTGTTTTTGGACGTTGGTGTACTGGGTTGCTGCCCCCGATGTGGTCATCATCATGGCGATTCGGCCACCCTGTGCGCCGAAGATGCTGTTTAGCAGAGGTGACATTTTTGCTGCATCGTGGTGGAACTTATTACCGAAGTTCTGAAGTATTTTAACGGCTGCTGGAATACCGACGAAATTTCCTGCAGCATCCTGAAAGTTTACTTGGCGGTTTTTAAAAAACCCGCTTTGAACATTTGATGCGGCGTCTTTTTTACCCGATGACCCATAAATGGACCGCTTAAGGAAGTCAGCATAGTTCGTCCCGCCGCGCCCCGACCCAAAGCCCATACGGACAAGCCAGGACGTTGTGGCCAGCGTATCCGAACCGTTCACGCCCATCATCTTTGACTGGCCCGCAATGTACCGAAACGTTGTCGCGAATTCACTCGCGGTATCACTCGTGTGCAGCAGCGCGGCATTCACTTTATTCAAAAAGGGTTGAACCTGTGAGGTTGTGTACATCTGGAACATGTGCGCCATACCAACAGCACTAGAAACTACACTGTTAGGGTCTTCTTTTTTGACCTGGGCTTGAACATCGGCAAAATTGACGTATTGACGGAGTATCGACGGATCAAGCACTTGTTGCTTGTTCAACCCGGAGGTGGCCATTGACTGCATAATGCCCCCAACTTGTTCAGCCGAGAAAATGGTTGGGATGCCTGTGGTTTGGGCCATGTTCATCGCTTGGTTGAACTCGGCTGGATTCAGCTTCAGGGCAGCCTGCACACCCATCATAGATGTCTGCAGCTTGCCAGCTGCCCCCGCTGCTTTTAGGAGTCCAACGGCTAACCCAACCCCGATGCCAGTGATTGCACCACCGACCAGCGCGGTGGCTTTAAAACGCGCCATCTGCTTTTGAAGCGCGGCCGATTGCTTTTGGGCGATGCCCAATTGCTTTCCCATTTTGGCAAGCGGAGCGGTTAAATTGTCCACCGCGCTAATGACTACCGCGAGCTTAAACATTTGCTCAAACATGTTTTCACCCCCCTAACAAAAAAGCCACCCGAAGGTGGCGTTGCTAGCTATTCCGTAAACTCACAAGAACTTAATGGCTGTGCCATACCCTATGACGCTTGCGGCATCGTATTGATAAAGCTTAACGCCGATCACGGCATCCGCGTTCGCTTTTTGAGCTTCATCCTGAATTTTAGGGAACACGCCTCGTATATCAATTCGCTTGATAAGCTTTGGGTCAAAATGTTCAGCCGTAACCATTCCAATAACCTCATACTCGCGCCCCGGATAATGGTCTATCGTCAATACCGGAATTTCCTTTGTCGGTTCCTTCGGCTTTCCGAACGCCATCCGAATCACTCCCTTCCACATATCATACACAACTTACGCGCGTATTAGGAAGGGTTTGTATGTTCAATTAGCAGGAAATAGAAATCTCCCATCGAATCGAATGGTGTCGAGCCACGTCAGAAACGATTGGGG